CATTTCGGACACAAATGTTTCTGCCTTTCCATTTCTCATCTTATCACATTTGAACTTGATACAAGGCTCCGCATCTCCCCAATGCTGTACACTATAAGCTGCATCAACAGCGTCAAGAATACCTTTTGAGAATCTAGCCTCACCTTTTTCGTTTGTTTGGAACGCAGATACAACCATGATATTGGTTTCTTGCGCGAGTTGTTTTAGACTTTTAGATATTTCTATCTGTTCAGTCCAATCATATTGACCTGAGCGACCTGGGGCGTTATGGCGTCTAACTTGGTTTAGGTAGTCTACTATTACCATTCCTAAATCTGGGAGCTGTGCTTGTTTTTGTCTTACTGTGCTAATAACTTTAGCAACTGTAAGAGCAGGGTCGTAGAATACATCTACCTGAGGTTTATCTGCAAGAGGATTACGAGTAAGTTCATAATGAAACTTATCGAAGTCACGATGACCTTTATAACTGGTCAAAGCTTCTCCTCCGTTATCAAACCTATCTGCCCACCATTCCGCAACCTTTTCCCACTCCAGAGGAGATAGGTTTTTGGTTTTGATACGGTTGGTAGGAACACCTGTCGCAATAGCACAAACTCTTTGAAGTATTTGTCTACTATCCATCTCGATTGTGAAGTATAGTACTGACTTTTGTTTCTGCTGAGCAGCCACTGCTACATTACAACAGGTAAAAGACTTACCACCACCACGCTGTCCGCCAATAACGACCAAGTCTTTGGGAGAGAATGTGTAGTCTAAATCATACTCTTGATTCAGACCTAGTGGAAGGAACTTAGCTAAGTCCTCCTCACTATCAAATAACTCAATAGTATCCATACTTTCATTATCATCTGAGGTCTCGACTTGGTCTTCAACCTGAACTACTATCTCTTGTAATAAGTCAATGTTCTCACGAGCATCGCCTATCGCAATCTGATTCTCTACAAAGTTCTCGACTCTATGAAGTATTTCGTTTTGAGTGAATTGATTCTTTAGATAATCTAAAAGTAATTCGCTTGGAACATCTGTCTCTACAGTTTCTATTGCAAATACTTTTTCTTGTAATTCCCTAGAACGAATCTCTAATTTTAAATCTTCGAAAGTAGGGAGTGCATGATATTTATGAACATGCTTATCAACTATTTTCCATATTTTTCGGTACTCACCTTCAGGCAAATAGTGTTCCTTGAGACTGTTCCATGTCCCAAATTCACTGTTCGATATTATCTGTTTTAATAATGCACTTTCTAAAGTCACTAATTGCTCTCCCAAACAAAAAAGCGGATAGACTAGAATAGCCTACCCGCTGACAAGTAATAAGTTATTAACCTATTTCTTTTCTAGCTGCGCCATTGTAATCAGCACATTGTAAGCCTCTTCTTGTAAGCATTGTTTTCACGCCTCTTACAGTTTTGCCGATTTCATCAGCAATATCTTCAACTGACATGTCTGAAATATCCATGTCTGCTAAAGGGTCAGCTTTACTGTTGCCAGTTACATGCTCTTGCTTAGGTATAGCATTGATTTCTCCTGCTCTAAGTAGGGATAATGCTTTACCTCTAATTGAGTTAACGCTTCTGCCAAGGCTTTCTGCGATTTGCTCAATGTATGCACCATCGTTAACCATGTTAACAAATGTTGCTTCTTCGTCTTCGTTGTAAGACTTAACTGTCTCAACTTTAGGAGCAGGTTTAACATGCTCTGTAAGTTGCATTGACAAGATTTTACCTTGAATAGATTTTGCACTAAATGCTCCACCTTCAAAGTTTTCAGCGATTTCTGCGTATGTGTAGCTACCGCTGTTGTCTTGTACGAAGTTAGATAATGTAGATTCTTGCTCGTCTGAGAAAGCTTTGCTTTGAGAAGCTGAAGCTAATTCAACATCGAATCCCATTTTTCTTAATTTGCTAGATACACTTCTTACTGAAGTTTCTAGTTCGTCAGCTGCGTTAGCAACTGTTGCCTGTGAAACAGGGCTTTCTGACCCAACAAAATCTGTTAGTTGTTGAGTTCTTTCATCAGTCCATTTTGGTAATGCCATGATTAATATTCTCCTAAAAATTTCACTATATTATTTATTATAATGACACCTCGGTCACGAGCTGTCTGTGTTTTGGCTGACTCAATTCCAGACTCATTTATGAGATGAGTACAGTCTTTTGTCAGACTTGATTTAACTACAAATCCTTTGCTTTCTAAAACCTTTTGGGCATGAGCCTTTGTAGGATAACTTTTCAACTTCCCTGTAATACACACGACACCTATGACCTCTTTCTTTTCTACTATTTTATTCTTCCAATTGAACGGCAAGTTGTCTTTGTAAGACTCTGGATAATATTCTGATTCTAACCATGTGAGTAAATTCTCTGTGGCTTTTGGTCCAAGTCCTGCCTTGCTACAAGTTGACTCGTTTATTTCTTCTACATGAGATACTACACTACATATCTTAGCAGAGGCAGTACGACCAATCAGTGGTATGCTAAAAGCTGGAAGTAGGTCTTGAAGTTTACTCGATTTCGACTTCTCGAGTTCTGCTACTAGCTTTTCGGCAATCTTTTGACTACCCAATCTATTCTGTATTTCTTCTACAGTAAGTTGATAAATTTCTGCATAATCTTGGATTTGCAATTTATTTATTGTTGAAGGGCCGAAGCCCTTTATTTTGAGCGTTGAAGTAAAGCCTTCTAACTTCTTATCCCATTGTGCCGAACACGAAGTGCTGCGACAGAACAACTGGTCGTTTACTAACTCGAGGTGTGAACCACAAGTAGGACAATCAGTTGGTGGAATAATTTGTTTCACTTCTTCTTCTCTCTCTCAAATATATAATATATTATATATAATTTTTGGGCTTGTGTCAAGAACTATTTTTGAAATTCCTACCAAAAGTTGAGATTAAAATTTAATCCTCCTCGTAGATGTGGGTATCTTCTTCATAAGACCAACGATGTCTTAAATAGAAACATAGGGCTTCTAATTTATTTAGTAATGATTTTATCATATCCATACTTGTATATATCCTTTATTATTCTGTCTGCCATCAACTTATTACCTTCCGCTAGTGGGTGGTCTTTCGGTCCAAATGGCACCTTTGCTTTCTTGCACATATCATAGAAAGCTTCCTCTTCTAAAAAGGGTAGCTCTGCATAATAATCTTTTTCTTTCATATGCTCTACGTCCCATATTATATTTGCTCCCTCTTTTCTTTGTTCGTTTAATTTCTTTCTAACCCACCTTATTTGTCCATCAGACATATTATAAAATAAGTAAGGTATTCCTTTTGCCTCTAAAAAATATTTTATACTAATCATATAGTTTAGAGTTTCTATGAGGTTACTCCTCATACTTCTAACTTTTGTCCCCATTCCTTGTATTGCTTTCCATTGGTCTAGTGTCATATCAGGGTGAAAATGTATCTCACTTCTTGGGTGCATCTCTAGAGTGTATCTATTGAAAGCATGGTTAATCCATACTGCACTTCTCCAGACATTTTCTCTAGTAAGATATTCAAAACGATTTATTCCAGACCAAACAATGATTACTAGGTCAGCTGGTTTCCTAAGCATATCGTCCATAGTAGTTCGCCAGATTCTATCATTACTACCACCTACTTTAGAATTTCTCCACCAGTCAGAATTAAAATGTTTCCCAACTAATGTAGGAAATTGTTGGTGGAATTCATTCTCTGCTCCTTGAACGAAGCTACACCCATTCCAATAAATCATACTCTTACTACTTTGCCTTTATCCGTAATTAGTATTCCGTTAAGGTGGTCGAACTCATGCTGAACAACTCTAGCATCGAATCCTTTAAACTTTCTTTTAACTGTTATATATTCTCCACTCTCATTGAATGTATCATACTCCATAATAACACTATGCGACCTTTTAACTCTCACTTTTAAATCAGGACAACTTAAACAGCCTTCCCAATCTTGTTTCATAATAGAACTCTTTTCTATTATTCTAGGATTAATAAATAGTTCTGATGGTCTACCTGCTAGAAATATTCTCCAAGGTATGCCTATCTGTATCGCAGATATTCCTATCCCTTCATATTTTTCCATAGCTTCGTCCATCTGGTACACTACATCTTTTAATTCTTCTTGTGCATGTACACTATCATTATGCCATTCTTCTGACCTTTGTCTTAATATTTTTTCATCTGTTACTATCATAATACTTTTACTTTATATTTCTTTTCAAATTCTTTAGCGTCATGTTCGGTATTAACTATTGGCTGCCCTTTGATGTTAAGACTTGTATTTAATAACATAGGGCAACCAGTAACCTCATACCAACACTCTAATATTTTTCTAAGATTGCTACCATCGTCTTTTACAATCTGTACTCTACTAGTACCATCAACATGTTTTACACTATCATAATCATGTTTTGCCTCACATACAAACTGCATAAATTCATTAGCATGTCCTACGAAATAGTCGTCATAAGACTCTTCGAGTATCGCTGGGGCAAAAGGACGAAACTTTTGTCGTCGCTTGATATTGTTGACTTTATTTTTGATGTTGTAACGAGGGTCAGCAAGCAAAGAACGATTACCGAGCGCGCGAGGTCCATATTCCGCTTTTCCATTCGCTACTCCTACAACTTTGTTGTATAATAATTCTTTTACTACATCATTGGGATTTAACTCTCCTTTGATGTCATATCCCCAAAATGTATGAGGATAATCTATTCTTTGCTGTGTATGAGCAAGTATAGCTCCAAGAGCAGACCCTGCATCACCAGGGCTAGGAAATATCCATAACTTATCTAACTTATCTAGTATCTTTGAGTTGGCAACACAGTTTAATGCACAACCACCTCCATATGCTATCTTATTTCCATACTTCCTTGCTTCCAAGAATATTTTTTCGACTTCCATTTCAAAATGCATCTGGGCAGAACAAGCTATATCTACAGGTCTTTCCCATCTCCATTTCTTAAGAGGGATTCCTGTATGTAAATACTCATCTTGTATACCTATCATATCTACACAAGGGTTTCCAAACGCTGCCATACCCATTGTTATATATTCATCTTCGTTAGGTTTTAGTCCTATACGCTTAGTTATTGCACTAAAGAATAATCCTAGTGACCATGGATATTGCTTGCTCCAAACTTTTTGCCCATT